CGAGAAAACCAAAAAGACTGGCATTCAGGACGCAGACCTGACCGAAGAAGAAGCAAAAGCCCAGCTTCGCACATACGAAGGTGACATTTTGAAAGGGCTTCTTGCTGCTGCAGACTTCCGGGACGACGAAGACAACGTGGTACCCATCGAGATAGCGAGGAATGGCGTGGTACTCTTCACCTTCCGCATCAGACCCCTGTCGGAGGAAGAATACAACCTCTGCAAGGAGAAGAACACCAAGTACGTCCGCAACAAGCAGCTGGGAATTAAATTCCCGGAAGACACCAACGCAACCAGATACCGCAGCCAGCTCATCTACGAGGCAACCGTAGAGGAAGACCGCGCGAAGATATGGGACAACAAGGAAGCATGGAGGGCGCCGAAGATCAACGTGACCAACGGCATCGACATGATCGACAAGGTCCTCCGCGCCGGAGAAAAGGACGCGGTACTGAATAAGATCGACGAAATCAGCGGCTACAGCTCCACATTGGAGGAAGTAGCAAAAAACTCATAGAAGCAGGCGGGCTGGCAACCGTCCTGCATCATATTTTTCAAAAAACTGGCTTAACCCCGGACGAAGTCATGGCAAAGCCGCCCGGCGTCCGAGCTTTTATGTTTGCATCCACCCGGATAGCAATAGAGCACAATCAACAGCCAGAAGACGTATAGATTTTCCTATTAACCGAGAAAACACGATGCCCATTCTACTTTAAGGTGAAAATAATTCACTACCAAGAGCCGCCCACAAGGGCGGTTCTTTTTTAGTGGGAAAGGAGGGGAACGTGTCAAGAGAAACATTCCGGATCGAAATTCCCATCGAGGTGCAGGACAAGACCGACCCCGGAGTATCGTCAGCGACAAAGAAAATATCACAATTTGACAAGACCATCGAGAAAACAAAATCGAAGATGGACGAATTCAACAAGACCAAATTCAGCGCAGTTATAGAGGCGGTGGACAAGGCGAGCGCCGTCGCCGGAAGAATAGGTACATCGCTTAAAGGAATAACCGGTAAGGTTTGGAGCGTAACGATGACCGTTCTCGACAAGGCAACCGCGCCGATCCGAGGCGTAATAAACCTGTTGAAGAACCCACTGATACAGCTTGGAGCCGTAATAGGAGTTTCAGTCGGACTGAAAGACACCATAGACACCTTCGCGAGCTTCGAGGCGACCATGAGCAAGGTGCAGGCCGTCGGAGAAATGACAGCCAAGGAAATAGAAACGGTTACCGAAAAGGCCAAGGAGATGGGAAGAACGACAAAATTCACCGCCACAGAAGCCGGGGAAGCCTTCACATACATGGCGCAGGCAGGCTGGTCCACACAGCAAATGCTCGCTGGTATCGATGGCGTTCTCGCACTTTCAGCGGCAGACGGCCTCGACCTTGCATCAACGGCCAGCATCGTAACAGACACTCTCGCGGCCTTCGGATTGAAGGCGGAGGACACGTCGCGGTTTGCGGACGTTCTGGCAAAAGCGGCAGCAGCGACCAACGTGGACGTAGCCCAGATGGGCGAGACATTCAAGTACGTCGCGCCAATCGCCGGAGCCATGGGATACAGCATAGACGACATGGCCACGGCCATAGGGCTTATGGCCAACGCGTCGGTAAAAGGCAGCATGGCCGGAACCGCACTAAAAACCGCAATAAGCAACCTGGTAACACCGACAGACGAACAGCAGAAGCTCATGAAAGAGCTCGGCGTAAGCATGACGGACAGCACCGGGAACGCGCAATCATTCCACACCGTCATGGCCGACCTAAGAACCGGCTTTTCAAAATTAAGCGCAACGCAAAAGACCGCAGCAGCATCAACGCTATTCGGCAGCTACGCCATGAGCGGAATGCTGGCCATTATGAACGCGTCCCAGGAAGACTTCGACAGTCTGTCAGAGTCGATCGCAAACAGCCAGGGAACAGCGGAAAGAATGGCAGAAATCATGCTCGACAACGTGGCCGGTTCATTTACCCTGCTGCAGAGCGCGGTAGAGGGCGTCAAGATTTCGCTCGGCGAAAGGCTCTCCCCATACCTGCGGCAATTTGCCTCGTGGCTAACAGGCAAGATGCCAGCGATAGAAAAGGCCATAGGCGAAGTGATGGACTACATCGACGGAAAAGTGGCATGGCTAAGGGAAACCATTCGGGAATTCACCAGCGGAGAAGACTGGGAGAACGCAGACGTCTGGGGAAAAATAAAGATAGCCTGGGACAAGATCATCGCGGAGCCGTTCAGCTCATGGTGGAACAGCACCGGAAAGCAATTCTTTGCCGACAAAGCGACCAGTATAGGCAAAGGGATCGGCAGCGGAATCACAATGGGACTGCTGGCGCTGCTTGGAATCAACGTAAGCGACACCATAGGCGAAGGCAAATCCGTAGGCGCAGGCTTCCTGAAGGGCTTCAAAGAAGGCTTTGACACAGAGCAGATAACCCAAGCCCTCAAAGACTGGGCAAACAACAACAAGGAAGTGGTAGCGGTACTGGGAGTAGTCCTGGGAGGCAAGCTCATAGGCGGAATTTACAGAGGCGTAAAGGAAGCCAAAAGCCTGATTACAGACATCAAGAACATTTTCAAAAAAGGCAGTGGGGACACGCTGCCCGGAGCCTCACCATCCGCATACACAACGACCACCATGACGGTAACGGCCAACGTGGTCAATGTTTACGGCAAAAGCGTAAACAACATAGGCCAGGCAGCCAGAACAGCGGTTAATCTGCTTACATCTGCAGGCGGAGCCGCAGCCGGAACAGCAGCAGTCACCGCCGGAGCCACCGCAGGGAGGGCTTTACTCACAGGTGGGGCACAGCTGGCACTACCGGCAGCCGCAGGAGCAGCAAGTGGCCTCGGCAGCGGTTATGTAATTACTGCACCAACCGCTGCAGCCGGAACAGACATCGTCCTTGGCACAACAGGCAGCATGCTCACGGCTGGACTCGCTAAGGCTGGAATCGCACTCGGAAGCACAGCCTCTACGGTAGGCGGAGCGGCAGCTGCAGGCGTAGCAGGAGGCGCAGGAATAATCGGCGGCCTGCTTGGACTTGGAAGCGCAGCGATTGACCTATTCAAAGGCATCGGCAAGAGCAAAGAAGGCGACACAAAAGGAGCCAAAGATCAATACGTCACGGCAGGCACCAAGACCGGCATGGTAGCCGCAGGAGCAGGTACAGGAGCGCTTATAGGCTCGGTAGTGCCAGGAGTAGGAACAGCCATCGGCGCCCTCGTAGGAGCAGGCGTAGGAGGCGTGGGAGCACTTCTGGGCGGCAACCAGGCAGGCAAAGCGCTATCAGACGCAACGGATAAGGACGGCGGACTAACGAAATTCTGGGAGTCCATCAAAACAGGAGCCTCGAACGCCGGGGACTGGATAGCCGACAAATGGGGAGCAACCGGAGACTGGATAAGCGACAAATGGAGCGGCTTCAGCGACTGGTTCGACACCTCGGTATGGACCCCGGTAAAAGACGTCGGGATTTCAGCAATCAACATAGCAGCCGGAGCATGGAGCGAAGTAAGAGACTGGATCGGCGACAAGTGGTCGGATTTTTCCGGCTGGTTTGGCGAGACGGTCTGGGGCCCCGTAAGCAGCGCGGCGCAAACAGCAGGCCAATGGGTAAGCGACAGGTGGAACGAAGCCCGGACATGGGTAGGAGACCGCTGGTCGGACTTTTCCGGATGGTTTGAGGAAAGCATATGGACGCCGGTAAAGACCGGAGCGCAAGCCGCAGGCGAATGGGTAAGCGAGAAATGGGACGGCGCCAAGACCTGGGTAAGCGAAACCTGGGGAACCGTTTCAGACTGGTTCAGCGAAACAGTCTGGGAGCCGGTGAAAGGCGCAGCAGAAACAGCCGGAGAATGGCTGGGGACGCAATTTGACGCAGCCTGGACAGCCGTAAGCAACGCATGGGACGGCGTCTCCGGATGGTTTGAAGACAACGTCTGGGGACCGATTAAAAGCGGAGCAACCACGGCCTGGAATTGGGTAGGAGAAAAACTCGGCGGAATAGGCGAATGGATCGGCGACAAGTGGTCGAGCTTCAAAGACTGGCTTGGAGGCTTAGGACAGAAGGGATCGAAAGAAACCGGACTGACCACCAGCCAAGGAAAAGGCAGCATCCTCGAACACGCCCACGGCGGAATCATGACAAAGCCGCACATGGGAATCGTGGCCGAAGCAGGAGCCGAAAGCCTAATCCCTCTATCACCAAGCAAAAGAACGCGCGGCATAGACCTATGGAGGGAGACAGGAGAACTGCTGGGAGTAAGGCCATACGCAGACGGAGGCGTAGTCGGAAAGATAAAACTGGACGACGAAGACATGCCGGTAGCCACCGGCAACAACAGCGGAGGCGTAACAATCAAGATAGACGTCGCCGCAAACCCGGAGTTTACAATAGGCACAGGCAGCGCCGGAGACGACGAGCAAATCCTCACCGTTCTGAAAGCGCATATCCGCAGCATGGCCGACGACATCGGCGACGAGCTGGCGGAGAGACTCGCCCGCATTTTTGTAAACATGCCAGTTAAAGCATAAGGAGGAGCGCGATGGACATTTACATCACCGATATTAAAAGCGGGACGCGAGTGGCGCTGTCGATGCTCCCGGACACCGTAAAGCTCAAGACTTCCGGGAAGTTTCAGAGCTACGACATAATAAACGCCGGGGAAATCAAGCTCCCCAAAGGACAAAAGCTCACAGACATAAGCTGGAGCAACACGATCCTCCCCGGCGCAAAACGGAAGAACGCGAGCTACGTAAAACGACAGCACTGGAAAGCGCCCAACGAGATCATAAACACTTTAGAGAGCTGGAGGAAGAACGGCACCCGCCTGAAGCTGATGGTTACAGAGACTGTGATAAACCACGACGTATACCTGGACGCTTTCACAGCGGAGGCCACGGGCGGAGCCGGAGACTACAAATACAGCATTTCATTTATCGAGGCAAAGGACATGATGGTTTATACCGTCAGCGAGCTCGGAATGCAGCCTGTCTCCCCCACCAACAGCAACGTAAGCAGCGGAACCCGACCGGAGCCGCCAAAGGCAACCACCTACACCGTGACCAGCGGAGACAGCCTGTGGGCAATCGCGAAGAAATACCTGGGCAATGGAAATCGCTACATGGAGATTTACAACGCGAACAAAGTGGCCATAGGCAGCAACCCGTCGCTAATCAGGGCGGGACAAGTATTTACAATTCCAAGTTAGGAGGCGAGGAACAATGATAGACATTTCAAAAGTGAAGTACCAGCTGATCCTCGTCACCGAAGCGGGAAAAGAGATAGACATCACAGGAACGACCGAAGACCTGGGCTGGGAGGAGGGCGAAGTGGAGCTGGCGCTTCGCATTTCCTTCTCCATGGCCAACATCAAGCACGAAGGACAGCTTTTATCAAGCATAGCAAAGCCGGGCTGCGTAATCGCAGTAATCGCAGACTGGGGAACCGGGAAGGAAGAAGTCGCTCGCGGCAAAATATCCGAGTGGGACCCCTTGTTCAGCGGAGGCGGCAACATCATCTACATTACAGCATACGACGACTTAATCAACCTACAGGGCAGCCAGGACAACCGCTACTACAGCGCAGGCACCGGCACCAAGTCCGCGATCACCGGGATATTCAACGACTGGGGAATCCCGATCGGAGAATACAAAGGACCGGACGTCGCCCATGCAAAAACGCTGTTCAAGGCGGAATATTTAAGCGACATAATAATTCAGCTGCTCGATGACGCAAAGAAAAAAGGCGGAGCGAAGTGCTTCGTCCGGAGCTCCAAGGGCAAGGTGAGCGTCCTGCCCGAAGGAAACAACACAACGATATACCACTTTGACGAGGACAAGAACGTGGAGATCGCAAGGGACATGATGAGCATAACCACCCTCGTGACCCGGGTAAAGGTCGTCGGCAAAGAGGACTCGGACGGAAAGCAGGCCGTAGAAGCCGTGGTCGATGGATTGACTAAATACGGCATACGGCAACAGATCTACGTCCGAGACGAAGACGACACCCTGGCGACAGCCAAGGCTGCAGCACAGGAAATAATCGACGAGGCAGGAAAGCCGGACCAGGTCCGCACCGTAAACGCGCCAGACGTCCCCATGATCCGCAAGGGAGACCGCGTCCACATTAAGGCCGGAACCCTGAACGGATACTACATCGTAAAGGCGATATGGCACGAC